CGGCCGCCGAGGATGGTCAGCGTGGGGTCTAGCCCTTGTTGTGTGATGTCGGCGTCTATGCACACGAATCGGTCGTTGTCGGTCAGATGGTTGATGTTTTTTTCGGTGCCGGTTGAGAAGTTGTCTATGCAGATGACTCGGTCGCCGCGCCCGATGAGGTGGTCGCAGATGTGTGATCCGAGGAACCCGGCGCCACCTGCGACGAGAACGGTGCGATCGTGGGCGCTCATGTCAGTGTCTGTTCGGGTGTGTCGGTTACGTCTAGGAACATGCCGACGCGTTCGCGTGCGAGGTCGGCGTTGCGGGCGTCGAGGTCGATGAGGATGGCGGAGCGGCCGACGGCTTGGGCGGCTTCGGCGGTGGTGCCGGAGCCTCCGAACGGGTCGAGAACGACGCCGGGTCGCCATGCGTCGTGGCCGCAATCGGTCCAGCCGAGGGTCGTAGCTTGGCGCGTCGTGGCGCCATCGGTCTTGCCAGCGTGGGCGCCCCTGCCGTCAGCCATGCCGCTTGCCCATACGTGGGGCGTTACGGGTTTGCCGTTCTTGTCGATATACGTCGACTCGCCCACGATCCGCGTCGATGGCGCCCCGCACGTCTCGCAGACTCGTAACGGGCACATGGCCTCGATTAGCCGTTTCGGTAGCGCCATCGGGAAGGTTGCGTAGTGGGAGCCCTTGTAGGGTTGGGTGCTGAGTTTCCACAGCCAGTCGCCGTCTTCGGGGTGGTTGTCGGCGTGCCAGTCGAGCGGCGGAGCTCCGGCGGGGTTCTCAATGCGCTCACTGAAGCGGCTGCCCATGCGGACGCCGCCGTCTAGTGACGACGTGCCGCCGCCGCCGGCGCCGCCGTTGGGGCGGTGTGGCATCCGCACAGCGTCCAAATCGAAGTACCGTTTCGCCGACTTGCAGGCGACGGTGATGTACGAGGTGGCGGGCCGAAACTTGTCGCCCAGAGCGCCGACGGGCGGGTTTGGGCGTGCCCATACGATGACGTTGCGTATGCGCCATTGTCCGGCGGGTGATTCTTGCCCGGTTAACAGGTTGCGGCCGTAGGCGAGTGACCAGGGGTACAGGGTTGGTATCCCGGTCAGGGACTTGGCGAGCGGCCAACCGTTGCCCTTGCGTTTCGTGGTGTTGGTGTGTCCGTTCACGGCCGACAGTTTCGCTGGGCTTTGTATTGAACCGCTGCCGGGGATGAGGTCCCCGCCGCCCTGGCTTGCACCGCTGAACGTGTCGCCTAGTTCGACGCACATAGAACCGTGTGGGGCGAGCACCCGGCCCCACTCGGAGGACAGTTCGAGCAGTGTGTCAATGAAGTCGGCCGGGGTTGCCTCTGACCCGATCTCTTTGTGTTTGTCGGGGTGGTCGTCGGGTAGGTAGCTGCGTAACGCTAGGAACGGGGGCGACGTGACGATCAGGTCGATCGATCCGGCGGGGATCTCGGCGAGGCGGTCGAACACGTCGCCGATTCTGTATTCGAGGCTCATGTTAGTGCCCAGTTCGTTGGTGTGCAGGCAGGGTAGTGGCCGGTTGCGGCCAGGTAGGCGCGCAGCGCTAACGATTCGCTGTGTGCGATGGGCTTGCGTTTCGTCAGTGCGTGGTGTACTGGTTCCGGCGGTGCCGCTTCCTTGTCGGCGCGGATCATCAGCGCTGTCGGGGTGCGGCGTTCCGGGTGGGTGTTCCCGTAGACCGCGCACGATCCGCGTTTGGTGTCGATGGGGTAGCCACAGTGGCAGTCGGTGCTCATGCGTCGCCGCCGAAGTTGAGCACTTCTTGGCCGAGGCGTTTGGCCGCTATCTCGCAGTAGCGCTCCTCGATTTCGATGCCGATGGCTTTGCGGCCGCTGTATTTAGCGGCCACAAGGGTCGACCCCGCACCCATGAATGGGTCAAGGATGGTGGCGTTGGCGGAATCGGGGACGACGCGCATTAGCTCCTCGAGTAATGCCACGGGTTTCTGTGTGACGTGTTCGCGTTGGTGGCTTGACACGGTGGGCGCGGATATTAGAGTCGACGGGTATTCGTCGCCCTTGAATGTGTGGGGGCCATGAGTCGACCAAACCACATATTCCAGATGGTTACGAAACCGGCCCCTCATCGGCCGCCCCACGCCTTTATCCCAAACCACTAGACCGCGCCACGTCCACCCGCCCAGTTGTGCAGCGTCGGTCGCCGTCGGGAGTTGTCGCCAATCAGTAAACACAAACGACGACGACCCGACGCGGCAGGCCCTTAGCGCGGCATAAGACCAAGCTGACACCCATAACAGAAAAGATCGCTGGTCGCGGGAGTCGCCCCCAAACGAACCATATTCTGCCGTTGGCGGTCGACTGGCCCCGTCGGCGCTTTGGCTCCATCCTCGATATTTGTTCTCGGGCGGAAGTGCGCGATCGCTGCGGAATAGTCCGCCAGACGAGTATGGCGGGTCGGTCATAAGCACATCACAAGACGCTTCCGGTAGTTGTGGAAGAACAGAGCAGGCGTCCCCGTGATAGATGACACACGTCCCGTCGTCGTAGTACGGCGTCATGCGCTGACCGCTTCGCGTAGCAGTGTGCAGAACTGCTCGGGCGACATGGCGACGACCCATCGGCCACCGTGTAGTCGGATCATCGTAGCGGCGAACGGTGTGCCGGCGTTCACGGCTTGAGCGGCGGCCCCGTCAATGCCGGTGCGTATGGCGCTGATTTTGTTGGCCCAGTCTTTTACCTGGATCGTTGTCTCGGGGATACCGTCGAGGTCGCCGGTGTCGTCTAACCTTCCCGCTCCGAGCTTGCGGCGCACGGGGTAGCCGGTGAGGTCGTGGAGTAGCGTTGCTGCTTCGCGCTCGGCCCGGTCGCCTTTGTTCTTTTGCGGGTTCATGGTGTGCGCCTCGCTCGTTTCTGGTATTGGGCGGCGCCGTAGTCGGCGGCAGCCTTTAGGCACGGGTCGCACGGCTGCTCGTCGCGGTTCAGGTGGGCGCGCGCTCCCCACGGTGACCCGTGGTTGATTGGTTTGCGTTTGGTGAGGTTGCGGCGGCGGTATTCGGTGCGGCGTTGGTTGGCTGTCATCCCGCCCCACACGCCGTGCGTCTCACGGGTTTCGATTGCGTGCTCCAGACACGCCGAACGTACGACGCATGTTTGGCAGACTCGCAGCGCCGCCGCTGATGACTTCCCGATGTCAGGGTAGAAGGTTGCAGGGATCAGCCCTCGGCACGCGGCGCGTTCGGCCCATTCGACGGCGACGAATTCCCTGTCGGGTGGGCTGTTCATTGCTCGACCTCGAACCGGTGGCGTTGCGCGTCGATGAACGGGATCACTTCGAGCGTGTACCAGCTCGTTACTAGTGGCGGTTGGAGCGCCGAGACTAGGGCGCGGGTGATGGCGCGGCGGGCGTCGTCGGGGTGTGAGAAGTCGGCTGCGATGTTGACGACAATTTGATGATTCATTGTTGGGTTCCTTGCAGGGTGAGGGCGGCCCGCCCCGGCGAGGAGGGTGCAGGGGCGGGCCGCGATCTGTGGGGGGTCAGAACGGTACGACGACGGCTGGTTCGTCGAGCGTTGGCCGGTTCTTCCGTGCCTCGTAAGCGGTCAAACATCGGTCGGCGATGTCTCCGTCGAGCGGCTGCGGGCTGCGCACATTAGCCACGTAAATTTTTCGGGCGTTGAAACCCTTCTTTTTTGGTGGCTCTTCGGATGTGAACGTCCAGTCCATGACGTCGCCTTGTGTCACGCCCTTCGCAGCTGAAACGGCGTCGCGCCAGGTGAAGTGCTTGCCGCCCTCACACCAAAACGAGACCAGCTCGCCGGCTTCCGGCGTGCGGATGCTGTCGTTGACAGTGATGAGCGCCCGGTCGGCTGAGACGACGAGGCCGGTGACAACCTTGCCCATTTTGGGTTGCGATGGGTCGTCGTTCCAGAACATCGGTTCGTCAGTGTCGAAGTTTCGTTGCTGGTAGTCGTTCACGTCTACGAGCCCGACGACGATTGTGGCGCCGACCTCGCTGAAACTGACTGACGGGGGGCCTGAACTTGTTGCTGTGTCTAGTTGCATGGTGTGGCCCCCTCCTCGGGGGCATTGGTTGTTACTCGAACAGCGCCGGGGTGGCGCTGTTGGAGACTGGGTTAGCTGTCGCGTTCGCTCTCTGAGCGAATAGGACGGCTTGTGGGGCGTGTAGGCGTCCGAGCTGAACGCCGTACGGCTCGTCGGACTCGCCGATGCCGATACCGGAGAGTAGTGCTCCTACGATTTCGTTGTTCAGGTTGCCGGTCGTACCGAGAGCGCAGAGCGCACCCATGATGGCGCATCGTCTCTCGGTGGGGTTTTCTTTCACGTTGAAGGAAACCCCGGCCCGCTTCGCGTCTTGAACGAGCGTGTTCACGGCCGACTTGTCGGGGATCGCCTCGTAGAGCGCTTTGATGTGTTCGGTCGGCAAGCCGTGCGCGCCCTCGTCGGGTGGCACGGGTCGCGGTGGCGGCTCGGCGTGGTCGGCGTGGTATTCGTGGAGCGGCAAAACCTGGGCGAACGGGTCGACCGAATCAAGGGCGACTTCGACGGCGTCTAGGTCTGTTGGGTCAATTCCGAGCATGCCGAACAGTTCCTGACCGGCGGCGTTTAGTAGCGCATAGCGTTCCCTTAGCGCTGTCCGGCGGTCCTGTGGGAGCCCCACGGGCGCTCCGAATACGTCTTTGCGTTTGGCGTACTGCTTGATCGCTTGCGACGCTGAGACGCCCTCACGGGCGGCTTCCAAACTGACGGGGATCACCTGCCATTCGACAACCTCGCCGGCGAGTGCCCGCTTCAGGTCGTAGTGATAGATCAACGCTATGTCTGCGTGGGGCACCACTTCCCATTTGAGCCGCTCGTCGGTGTCTACGTTGTACGGGGCGCCGTCCCGGTAGATGACGAGCTGTGGCCCGTACTTCGTCCAATACGTTGTTTTTCCGTCGCCGGTTTTGATGTCGGCTATCACTGCCTGCCCGGCGACGATGTCGCCGAAATCGGTTTGTATGTCAAGGTCGAGGATGTCGAGGAGGTCGGCGGTTCCGGCCGCCTTGACTGTGTCGTTCACGATCTGGAGTTCAGCGGCCAGCATCCGCACGCCGAGCCGCTGCCGCATTATCACGAACGACTTGACGATCGACTCTTGCAGGCTCGACGGGATGCCGAGCTCTGGCAGCTCGCCAACGTCGATGAGGTCTATGTATGATTCCCCGTTGACGGCCCGCTCGCAGAGCGAGTGGATGTGTGTTCCGCGCCGAGCGGGCTGGTCGGTGCCTGACAGGTTGTAGGCGTCGTTGATGATCTGGTTGAGGTAGAACGGGTCGGGGTTGAGGTCGGGGTTGATGTCGAGGTCGTACATTAACGCCAGCCCGGCGGTTAGTTGTCGTTCCTTCCAACGCATCAGGTTGTATGTGGACGGCTCGACCATGTAGCCGGAGGCTCTGGAGTAGGTGACCGATTTGGCGGGGTTCTCTGGGTTCGATACCTTCGGCGCGCCGACGTGAGATCGGGCGAACTCGCGTTTGCTATCTGTGTTAACGAGGACTCGGCGTTCGTTCATGGTTGCTCACCGGTAGCGGCGACCGCTTCCAGTTCGCGGATCGTTTTCTCGACGGTGACGAGCGCGTCGGGCCGTACGAGGTACCAGTCGCCGAGCCCGTCTCGGCGGTAGTGGGATTCGGGCCAGGTGCCCCAGGTCACGATGCATTCATTCATTGCCCCTCCCAACTGATGACGTTCATCGCGCAACCTTTGCCGCTGCCGGCTTGGTGTGATCCGGTGGCGAGTCGTAGTGGTTCTGTGATGTTCATGGGTTCCCTCCGAGGGTCATTCGTAGTGTCGTTTCTTGGTGTTGCGGCGTGGTGCCGGTGTCTTCTTGATGGCGAACAGGAGTGCTGTGGCGACGGCTAGGAACGCGAGCGGGATCACACTGGCATCCAATGTCGGGCACCGTTGAACGTGTCGGGTGTGAACCCGCCGCGCAGTAGCCACAGGCACGCCGTTACGAGATCAGGGTTCGACGCTTCGGCCTGGGTGGTCACGTCTCGGCCACCGCGGAATCCGAACAGGTCCATCGGCCACCCGTTGGGGTAGTACGTCGAGTAGGCGTATCCCGGGACCCAGTTGATGCCGTTGAGCTGGCAGATGTACCGGTCGCTCGTTGACTCGTTGATGAAATCTGAGCCGCAGCCTGTTTCGTTGCCGATGATGTTCGAGCGGGGCACTCCCCAAGGGCGGGCGTCACCAAAGAAGTATTGGACCTCCAACGGCGTCGCCCCGTACCAGGTGAAGATAGCGGCCCATCTAGCGCAATCACCGGGGATCGGGGCGGGCCGCGGTGGCGTGGTGGGCGGGCGTCGGGTGGCTGTCAACGTCGACGTTGCTGCGCCGGAGACCGCCATACCTGCGACGGCCGTGCCAGGCGTCGGGGTCAGGTCGGGGGAGACCGTAACGGCGGTCTCTGGCGCAACACTTCGGGCCGCGTATACGGGCGGCGCTAGGGCTTCTTCGGTGTCGATGAACGCTTGTTCGCCCATGTCGAAGCCGAATAGGACGGCAGCGGCCGGGATAGCGAGTGCGGCGGCTACGTACAGAACGATCGTGCGGGTGGTCAACAGGCTGACACTTTCCAGAGGTCCCGTAAGATCTCTTTGCCTGTTTTGCGGAGAGCGGCGGCGTGTTGATGTCCTTTGGACCAGGGGGTGCCGATCTGGGCTGGTTTGCCGGATGGCCCACAGCGCACACATTCGGTGGTGTGGGTTCTTTCCTCGTATTCGAGGCGGGCCTTCTCATAGTCGAGCCGGTAGGGCGATGTCATGGTTTTCATGCACGCTTCAGCTAGCAGGTGGGTGACCATCTTGAGGGTGGGGTTGCCCTGGGCGGCGAGCGCTTCAGCGGTCATACCTTTCGAGCGGCGGGCCGGGGCGCCGTTCCCGCAGTACTGCCAGAGCTGGCCGACTGTCCGCTCGAATGGGGGATCGCTGACCAGGTGACGGCCTGAGCCGCAAGTGGTCTCGCACTCATGCCCTTCTGGCGGTGGGCCGTTGTGCCAGTGATGCGGCGTGGCGTGCCGGGGGTGGCCGAGGTGGCCGAGCAGGCGGGCGAGCAGGTGTTCACCGATTCCGTTGCTGGTCTTTTGCCAGGTCATAACCTGCGGGGGCGCTACTCGTCGGAGTGTGCGGCGCATCGCTAGACCGCACTGGTGTTCAGCAATTTTGAGTGCGTTGAGGTGGGCTTCGTAGATGGCGGGGTCGCAGCCGCCGCGTTCGGCGCGGTTGGTGTTCGCTATGCGTGTTTTTTGGGCGTCTTCGAACATTTCGGCCCAGATGCGAAGCTCCAGCCAACCATCCGACGGAGGGGTGTTGGGTGTCGTAGGGGTGGTGGTCGGTGGTTGGCTGGGAGAAACACCGACAACGGCGGGCGCACTTTGGGTGTCGGGCACGCAATGGCCGTTGTCGGTAGAAGGTTCGACCCGCCCGGGAACGCCATGGGTGTCGGTGCAGGTCTGGGGCGGGTCGAGAGTTTGCGAACCCGACGTGGCGCCTATGGGTGTCGGTGCAGGTCTGGTCGGGTTCGCGTTCATACCGACAACGGCGGGCATAGTTTGGGTGTCGTGGCCGGGTTGGCCGTTGTCGGTAGAAGGTTCGACCCGCCCGGGCACGCCCTGGGTGTCGGTGCAGGTCTGGGGCGGGTCGAGAGTTTGCGAACCCGACGTTCGGGGATTGGGTGTCGGTTTCTGGTTGGTCGGGTTCGCGTTCATGATTGCTCCTCTATGTCAAGATCGGTGATTTCGTTCAGGCACGAAACCCCGGCGGCTTTAATCTTGTCGATCGCCCAGCGGTGCCGCCCGATGTCGGCATCGATCCCGCCACGTAGCACGCCCTGGAATGCAATCCGGCGCTCGTGGTCTGGGATGAGGGCCGCGCCCTGGGTGACGTACTTGTCGCCGTCGTAGAATCGGCTCTCAAGGAAAGATATCCGAGCACCGACGGAACCCATCTGGGTGTCGTGTCTGGTTTGGTCGGTGCCGGATATCTCGATCTGGATAGCGGCGAGCCGGTAGCGCCTGCGGCACTCATCCCGCACCACGCCATAGAACAAGTCCCGCCACTTCGACGGGCAGTTCACCGCAGCGAAGACCGCCTCCGCGGTTTCGTCGGGGTCGCCTGTTGCTACCGAGGCGATTAGTTCGGTCAAGTTCGTGGCGTCGGTCATGATGCTTCGAGACCGAACAGCGAGAACCATGTGACCCCGAGCGCTTGGGCTACGTCGGTTTGAATGAACGCTCTAGGGCTCGCTTTACCGTGCTCCCAGGCTGACACGGCGGCACCGGATACCCGGCACGCCGCTGCCAACTCGTCTTGTGTGATGCCCCGGAGATTGCGGGCCGCGAGGATGCGGCGGCCCTGCTCCATCCGGATTGATTCGGAGACTGTTTCTGTCATGGGTGTCACCTTAATCAACGGTTAACCCCGTTGTCAACAATAAGTTTACTTTGTCGATGTCGGTACATGGTGCGATGTTGTTCGTTGTACGCCTCGCGGCACGGCTGGCATGGCGTCTCACCGTGCCGCTGGTGGCGTCTAAACGCGGCATACGTGCCACACGGGGCAGGTGTGCGGGGAGGTCCACCGCGGACACGGTCACGGTACGCGCGCTGAGATTCAGCGGTCACAACATCTCGCGGACGTTGTCTAGTGCGGCGTCCATGAAAGCATCGTTATCCATGAGTGCTGCGAGCACGTTCGTTTCTGTGTGGTTGATTCGGACTTGTCGCACGTATTCCGCAGCCAATGTTTCGCTGGTGATTCGCGTGGTGTTCATGGTTACCTTTCCTGATTCGTGAGGATGTCGGTGTAGTACGGGGTGTTGTGGTTGTCGAACATCTGCTCCTGCAACATGATGTAGTCGTCGCCGCTGATTACTTGCACGTTGACCTCGACGATGTCGCCGCCGTTGGATGCAAGCGTGTTGATCAGTCGGTCAACTTGGGCTTGTGCCTCGGCGCTGAGTTCGTTGTACCTGTTCGGGCTGGTGTCGGTGTTGTTTGTCATGTCTCTATATAACCACACTGCGTTACGGATGTCAACAGATTTCGAGAACAAAAAAGACCGCCCCTTCGGGCGGTCCTTGGTTTGGATTTGGGTTTTCAGCCTGCCAGCATCACATTCTTGACGGAGACTGACGCGTCCATTCCGCCTTCGCAGTAGTTTGGCAGGAACACTGTTACGAATCCAGCGGCCCGAATCCCAGCCAGTACGTCAGGGTGTGCGGCAGTGGTGAACGACGCCGGGTTGAACAAAACCTGGTCGCCCTTGGCGGCAACTTGCCGACCCCGAATGCGAATGTTCCGCTTGGCTTCTGCCACTAGCCAAGTATCCCAGTGCCCTTTATATTGCGGGTACTGTGCGTGAGTGCTGTTGGCTTGGTCGATGAGTTCCTGTGTCTTTGTCATGTCTCTATCTAACCACACTGCGTTACGGATGTCAAGCGGCGTTCCAGCAACACCCGAATCGCCCGCACCCTGACCCCACTCGACCCGTTATCGTGCAGCAGGCGGCCACACAGAGGGTAGCCCCTGGTAGATGGGCATAAATTCGGCCTGGAAACGACAAAAGCCGCCCCCGACCCGATGAGGGGCCGAGGGCGGTCTTTTTGGGGATTGCTCAGGCGGGGGTCCGCCGTCGCTATGTGGTGGCCACTTTCGTAGCCACGGGGTTACCTGGATGTATTCATCGAGGCCAGACCAGTGCCGAACACAGCCCCAAGGGCAGCGACAATGACGCCAACCTTGCTGTCTTCGATCATGCCGTACGCGGCGAGAACCGGCACCAGCCCAGTCAGAACCCGATAGATAGTAGCGCGTGTTCGTTCATTCATTAGTTGCCTCCCCGGGCGAGGTGTCGTTCGATGCGGGCAATAGCGTCGCGTGTGGTGGCGCCCCCGTTTTCTCTCATCTCGGACTCAGTATAAGCTATCATCTTTTCCATCCGGCGAGCCCACCGCCAAATATTGTGCGCCACCCTCCCGACGCACGCTGCGACGGCGAACCCGCCGAGAACGACGGCGATCACTTCGGACGCCAAGAAAGCGATCACGATCGGCCGCTGTTCGCCCAGATACCTGTATAGCCCGGCGGGGGGTTACCGCCAACGAACGTATACCTAATGGCCTCCGACCGGTCTACCGTTTCGATCAGGCTGGCCGACAAAACCATCGCGGGCCACTGGTCCTTAGCGACCCATATCGCCGTCACACCGTCACCGGAAGCGAACAGGGGCGGCTTATCATCAAACTTAAACAATCGCATGGTGGGCTCCTCTGGTGATTCGTCGCCGGGTAGCACGAAGTCGGGGTTGGGGTCTGTTCGGCCAGCGTTCACCCAGGACTGCCAACCATCAATCTCGATCGGTTGGATGTGCCAAGACTCGTAACGGGACTCTCCAGGGCGCCCGATGTTGGCGTGCAGACCGAACGGCACCGCTGTAGCGGCGAGCTCGGCGGTCATCCCGTCGTGGTTCGCGTCAGCGTCAGAGCCGTCAGCGGCGACGCAATCAACGGCACAGTACGCGACTAGCCCCGACCGGAACCACTGATCCTGATGGAACGACTTGCCATCACGCGAAGCCTGACTGGTGTCGGATGGGGTTTTGCGCCACCCGCCACCGACCCCGACCCGACCGCCGAGTGACTCAATCCACGCGAAGAGACGGCGCGCGTACTCGGGGTGCATCTTCGGTTCGTACCGTGCCCTGAGCACAGCCATCGTCTTAGTGCCCTCGCCGTAACCATACGGATATTCAACGGCCATACGTTCTCCAATCAGGTCAACAACGGGGATCGGTCATCAGCCCACAGGAACCGTGAAGTCATAAGAGATCCCGTCACTGGTTCCCCACGTAAACGGAATAGTCGACGAGGTGTTCGTTAACGTCAGATATGTGGCGGACGCTTTCGAGCATTTCAGAACAACGCTAGAGCTGGACCCGTAAAGAACCGAACCCGAATAGTCGAGGGCGCCGGATTCGGAAAGGGTCACTTGACCGTAGGGTTGTTTGTTGTTCGTCGCTGTGCCCCTGATTGTCTGACTATTCGGAAGCGTCAGGAACACCGCGCCACCAACCGACGACGAAGACCCTAAAACAACTATGCCGGTACATCGCATCCCGCCTGGAACGTACCGGTAACTGTGCGTTTGGGTGCCGTTGCCAATCGTGAAGCTACTCCAGCTAGCAGTGAACGCGGCCCAATCCGACTCGATCGTATTCCAGGCCGAACCGTCGTAGCGGGTTGTTCGTTTCGGGGCGTCGGTCAGATGCGCCAGCATGCCGCTCGCCTTCACGGTAGACAACGCGGTATCACGCGCCGACGCCGACGCAAACACCATCGTCGTCTGCTCCATCAAGTAGGTGTCGACCTGTGCGGCAGTAAGCACATCCCCCGCCGTGAAATCTTTGTACCCAGCACCAGCCATAAACGGCTCCTTTAGTTAGAAAGCGAGAACGCCGGAACCCAGTTTCCCAAGCGTTGTATTGTCAAGAACAAGAGCCTCAAGCAACGCTACCGGCGACAAAGCCAGCCCGGCAACATGGACACCGTGGGCGGAACCAGAATGCAGTACGCCCTCCACAACCATCGAAGAAACCATAGCTGCGCTAGCACCGCGCGGAGTCCACGAAACCGACACCAAATCACCAATATCTAAACCGGCAACGATGGCCTGATTGACTGACGACAGTTGATCCAACGGCACTTCAATCGTTCGGATTCGTGGCTGCGGGGTCTGATAAATACCAACCAGCCAGTCAGCCATGTCGCCAGACTGTAAATCGGAATCGAGCAGCAACCCGCTAAGATCGAGGCGGCGCAAACCGTACAGGTCGCGGGCCGCCGTTGATGTTGACGTTTGAGCGGTGCCCCCTGCACGATCGACAGAAACATCGGTGTATAGCAGTTCGTCACCGTAAGACAACATCGCAGCCCGAAAGTCGATCCCGGTTCCATCATCAGCGAACGTCGCGTCGATCGTCGCTCCCACCTGATTATGACGGTCCGTAAACGTCAGCACATTTTGGCGGCTGGCGAACAGCCGCCCCAAATCTGATTTGGTAACCAGTTGCAAATAGTTTAGGACGTTCGAGGATCTCGCCACCGCGTCACCTTGCAGAGTGGAGATCCCAGTCCCGACCGACCGGTTCGGTGACCATTCAACCTCAGAACGGTTCAACACGTCAGTGATGCGGAGGCCGGCGGTTTGGCCAGCGGTTGCCGTCCACGCATTGAACCGGCGGCGACCGAGCGCCCCCAACGCATCCACGGCATGAAACGAAACCACAACACTACGATCAGCGGTGTAGCGGTAATCCCACCCTTCGATCGTTCCGCTGAACACGGTGACCCCAGCGACCACAACATCCACCCGTTTGCCAGGCAACACGTTATCGGCGTAAGTTCCGCCGGCAACGAACGCCGTGGGAATGAAAGCGCCATCATAATCGACAACATCGGCCGATAACGTTCCGACCTGCATTTCGTCAAGCTCACGGTTGCGACCGCGATTTGTTGAGAACGATGACACGTTCGCTGTTATGTCGGTCGCAACTTCACCAGCCAAAACATAAACAGCGTCATCGAGTTTGCCTTTGGTGGTGTGGTCCAACGTGAACACGTCGCCGCCCTCGTTGGTTAACCCAAAGTATGCGAGGATCTGATAGTTAATTGTGGCTGTCACGTCCGCCACCGGGTGCCGTTAGACCGCTCGAAATCCTTGATTGCTGACACAACGGCCCGCCCGAGTTCTGTGCCGTTTGCCCCCATACCAGCCGTGACGTTGACCGTGTAGCTACTCCCACCGCCACCGCCACCGCCGCCGCCGCCCGCCATCATGCGTCTCGTTTGGCTAGCAGTGTGAACCTGCGAACCGCGCGGGAGGTTGACCAGTTCGGGGCCTTGCTCTCCCACCAGCGACAACCCGCCGGGGGCAAACGAGGTGCCAGCGGCGTGTTCGCCCCCCGGGATCAGACCCCCGAAGAAATCCTTAGCGCCACCGGCAACACCACTAACAAGGGACCCGGGCGACGGGATGGCGTCCGTCACCGCTTTCGTGATTTGCCACGCTGCCGTGGCGATACCTTTGGCTATCTCGACGACAAGATCAACGCCCCACTGCGCCATATCCCCGAGCGCATCCCATATTCTACCCGGCAGGCCCACGAACTCATCCACGATCTTTTGAAGTCTAAAAAAGATACCGGAGACCATTCTCTCGATGTGACCGAGTACATCAGACACGAACCCGGCCACCTTGCCAACAACAAGGATGATCGTCTCGGCGATCTTGATATGGATATCAATCCACGTTTGAGCGATTGACCAGACGGCGGCAACGATCGTCGCCACAAACCCGGTCACGTCAGACACGAACCCGGCCACCTTGCCGACAACAAGTATGATGATCTCGGCGATCTTGATATGGATATCAATCCATATCTTAGCGATAGACCAAACAACCGGAACGACCTTGTCGGCAATGAAATCGACCAACTCACGAAAGACGGGGATCACTTCTTCCTTAAAGAACTGGGCCGTGGCGTCGACGGCCACCTGAAACGGTGTCCAGTTCTCGTACAGCCATATAACGCCGGCCGTTAGCCCGGCGATAGCGAGCCCCACAGCGATGAACGGGGCGGCAGCCACCAACATCGGAGCAACTGCCGCCCAACCGGCAGCGGCCAGCGCTACCAGCACAGGGACCAGCGCCACGAACCCGGCAGTCAGGCCGGCCACTATCGGAATCCAATGAGCCCTGACGAATCCCACCATCCTCTCGGCCGCTGGGATCACCTTCCCGACTAAGAACTGGGTCAGCTTCTCGAACACTGGCAGCAGTTTAAGCCCGACCTTCTCCATCACCTGTGAGAACGCGACCTTCATCTTGTCGCTGGCGTTCGCCGTCGCCTTGGCCGTTCCGCCTACCTGCTTTTCAACAGCGGCGAGGATCATCTCCTGCGCACCGGCAGTGTCACCAGCCTCGACCATCGCCTTGATCAGGTCCTTCTCGGCATCAGTGAACGTCACGCCAGACTTGCCGAGCGCCGTGATACCCTTTATCGGATCTTGCAGCGCCTTACCGAGCTGAACAGCGTTCATCGAGGCCTCACCGAACCCGGCGGCAGCCATATCGACCGCTGCCGCTGTAGCCCGATCGAACGCCCCGCCGACCTCGTCGGCCGTCTCGCCGAGAGCTGAGAACGTCAATAGTTTCGCTTGCGTCATCTTGATCGAATTCTGATCGACGCCAGTTTGTCGGGCTGTAGACTCGGCCAGCTTGATCAGACGCCCCGACACTTTGTCGGCCTCATCGCCGAACATCCCCATCTGCTCAGTAATGTTCAGAATACGGGCGTTCGAGGTGCTGGCACGTTCCCCGGCGTTAATCAACGCCTTACCCAACACGGCAGCAGCACCGACGGCGACGGCGCCAGCGATCGCAAACTTCTTCAGATTGCCCCTCGACTTGTCCATCGCCGAGTTCAGGTCAGACGCATCACCCTTGATCAGTACCTTGATAATGGATGAGCTCGCCACAGTCTGTTCCCCTTAGAGATCGTATTTGCGGATCAGCTTGTTGATCCCGTCGTCGAACACCTCGAGCACTGCGGGCTTGCGGGCGTCGAGAGCGTCATATAGGAACGGTTGCGGGAGGATGTTGCGTTTACTCCAGCCAAAGTGAATCGGACCGGCGTACGGTACTTTCGCCTTACCGGACCTGACGACACCGTCGCGCAGTGTGCCGGTTGATCGGATCGATGCCCGCAGTGCGCCCGACCGAACCGGCGCCCGGCTGATCGCAGACGACTCGACCAGCTTGGCCCCGGCAGCGTGGATATCCTTAAGTTCTGGCTTAACTGCCGACCTCATCTTTCGGAACTTGGCGTCGATCGCCTTGTCACCAACAACCTTCACCGTGAACGTCATTGGCTCGCCCCCCGTTCATCAGCCTGCTCCTGCAATACGCTGACGATTTCCATTAGCATCTCCTGATCGTCCATAAGGAGTGCTGGCGCTATCCCCGTCGCAACCGCCACCTGTGCGAGCAAGCGCGTCAGGGAGTCGGGGCCAAAGGGAGTGAATCGTCGTCCACCATCTCGATGTCCGAAACACTGTCTAGCCAGTCATCGAACGCTTCAGCTGTCTTCTGGGCGTGCGTCATGGCGCGCCATGCCAGATAGTAGACGTACTCCATATGCATGTCATCAGTAAACGCCTTTGCGATCCCGAACTTGAAATGCCGCTCAAACTCGACCTGAACCCGCGGCGTGATAACGACAGGCACCTTCTCGCCTGTCGTAGTAGCGACGTCCATCTTCAGTGAGATCATGTCACCAAGTCCCGTTAGTGACGGCGCCCGTGATCTGCATCGCCGCCGAATACTCAGTGCGGCCACCGACCCCGGCAGAAACGGAGTAATCCGTTATGTAGCCCTCCGCGGTCTGCTTGATCAAACCGGCAACCGAGCCGCCCGGAGCGAACACGACAGTCGACGACGCCGAGCCAGCGGCGTGGCCGCCCTTTAACGCTGCGATGAATGTGCCAAGCGCCACGTCAAGCGGGCCGCTGAATGACACCGCGCCGCCGTCTGCAAGCCCCGGAATAAACGCCTTAGCGTTTGACCCAAACACGCTCACGTCTTGCGTGTCGATCGGTTGATCAAGTGACGCCTGATCAACGTATGCGGTGATGTTGACGCCCGTGCCGGCGATCCCGTCGACCATCAGCCACGCGTCTTTTCCTGCCTTGAATGCCATGATGTATTGCCTCCGTATTTGGTAAGGGTTGGGGGATCTTGCCCGGCAGAGGGATCAGCGGCGGGAGATAGCGACAGTGCGGGTGACCGAACCGGCGCCACCAACAACCGTGTCAACGACTCGAACATATCGTTTAATGGTCCCAGCGATAACGACCCTCTCAGACGTCAGACCAGTAGCGGCTGTGAAGGTAGCGATAGTCGCCCACCCCGTGGACCCGTCAGAGCTGTCCTGTATCTTGATCGTGTCAGACGTGACCGTGGCAAAAGCGGTGAGGTGCAAATGTGCCACACCGCCGTTAGTGGTCTGCGCGGTGGCGTTGAGCGCCGCCCCGTTCGCCGTGTTCGTGATCGTGGTGTTATTTTCGATCACGACGCCGGCCGCGTCAGTGACGCCGGTAGTCTGCGCCGCCATCGACCAGTCCACAGTACTGCCAACGCCGGCCGTCGTGTCAAGGTTCGTTTCGTCCGCCTCGAACAGCCACGACGCCCCATCAGTACCTAGCGGCATTATCGTGATCGGGGTAGGGGTAGTCGCCTGCTTCTGGTCGGTCAACGCATCCCACTGCCCATTTGAAGTGGCGGAGTCATCGAGCGGCCCGGCAATCGAAACCGACGAGGTGTTCTCCCCGACGATGAACTGTTTCGACGTGTCGCAGATCGTGGTCGTGTCGTGCATCGCGTTATTGGCGTCGATCGACAGTGTGCGGGTGTAGCACGATGCGCCAAGGATACCGACATAGGCCCGAGATTGTTGCGAGTTTCTGAACGCCATATTAGTTCTCCTTGTTTACCAGACGACATCGACGTCAAAATCGACGACGAGGTAGATTTCTGAGGCTGTTTCGACCTCTGACGGCTGCCCTATGTTGCTGACTTCGGCGTAGTCAACCGTTACCGGCCACAGCGCCTCGTTCTCGATTGCCGCCGTGATCGAGTTCGACCCGGTCGGTTCCATATACGTCCGGAGCGAAAGTTGCGCCGAGCGTGGATCGGTGCGCCGTACAAAAACCCGGACCCCGAGGAGGAACGTGCGCTTAGAATTCCCGAGCACCATGCGCGGATCATACGCCCGAGTATAAATCTGCGCTTGCGGCGGATTGATCATATCGTCGACGTAGCCGATAGCCCGCAACCCCGAGATGGTGGCTACAGCTACAGCGGCAGCAGCGCACGCGTCGTTAATCGTAGGCTGAGCCATTAGTCGTCGACCTCGTCGAACCTAATGTAGGGTTCGAGCTGTGCCCGCGCCATCGGATCGAGAGCAGGGACACGTTGCGGCTGACCGTCTATCGATAGTTGGAAGCTGCCGAACTGCGTGTCTGGCGCCTTGTAAATTGAGCGGGCCTGGATGATGCAGGCACGGGCGATCGCTGTGGGCACGGCCGACCATCCGAACTTAGCTGTAACCTCCACCGCCGGCCGACCAGAACCGAGCGCCGTGAACTGTGTAAGCGTCCCGTCAAGTAATCGAATCAAGGTCCACGGTCTGACCGGGGACTCAGCGGCAGCGTTCAGCGGCTCGACCTGAAAGTCAGTTGCGATCGTCAAGCTCGTATCGAACGTCCCATTGTCTGAGGTGTCAACCTTCACGAGCAATCCCGTGAGCGTCGACACGTCATCGACCACCGCGACGTTAGCCATCGCCGGCCGGTACTTGCGGGCCACGACCGTCGAATCCTGCCAGAACTTGCGGCCCTTGCCGCAGTAGGCGTCGATCTGGCGTGATGCCGTCTCTACCGCCGCTTCGAGCACCGTGTCATCAGTGGTGTCGGAAATCCCGACTGCGACCTTGATCTCGGCGAGCGTCGCATATCCATTTGTGATCGCCATGTTAGCCTTTCATTCGGATGATGCCGAGCCCGTAGTTATTCGGGTAGTTGAACCAGTCGAGCCCGTTGGCCTCCGCGAACTCTTTGATCGCACGCTTGACCGGGAACAACGGGCGGCGCGGAGCGTCTAGCGGAATCCGGTTTTCGGTGTCGTGTAGCACGATCACGCCGCCCGGCTTGACAAGGTGCCGGTACCTTTCAAGCTCGGCCACTGTCTGTTCGTAGGTGTGTGATGTGTCGATGAACACGATCTCCGCTGGCTCAAGCGCCGACACTATCGCTTCGTCCAGATCGTCGCCCTGAATGAACGTCCAACCCTCGTAGTCGTCGAGGTCTGGGCGTGGCGACAGGTCGATCGAGGTCAAGTGTCCGCCGGTTGCGGTTAGCCCGTGCAACCATCCCACAGTACTGACGCCGGAGCGGGTGCCGAGTTCGATGACGTGCTGAGCGTTAAGCACCTGCACCAGGTCGACGAACGTAGGTAGGTGCTCGTTTATGTCGGATGCGGTTGTCGAGCGCCAATGGTAGTCGGTTGCCAGGTCGGTCACTCTCGGCGGCACATTCATCGCGGCCTAAACCATGACGTCGGGGCCCGATTCGGTATCCATACCGGCCAGGTGTCATCGACGTCAACCGGGATCATTTTGCGCCCGTCGGTATGGAACCCTTCCCTCATGAACGAATCCGAGGCCAGCCCCGTCGCTATCCGATCTGCAACCTCGGGATGACAGAACGCCCCAAGCTTGTTCTCCGTCGCTACCGCCCCGCCAAGCCAAGTAAAATGCCAACCGGCTTCCGGCAGCACCGTCGACGCCCAGCCCCGCCCCCCGTCCGGCAAATAGACTTTAATCAGCCCGTTGCGGTTATTTCGTATGAGCTGCCACGCTCCAGGGTGTTGTAGTTCGCCGGCCACAATCTCACGGTTCCCGATTTCCCTGGCGGTGGCCACAGTGACGGCAACCGTGCCGCCCCAGGCGTCCGGGTGC